TCGAGTTGCCTTACGCTTTTCAGCCGAAGTCTTGGCGTATTCAGAGGCAGAAAGAGCCTTAATTGCCGCTTCAGGTAAATAACGTTCGCCAGTTGCTTTACTCCCTTGTGTACTAGGTTTACCTGATTTGGTTCTCCATTTCTGTCTTGTCCAAGCACGAAGCGACCTTTGTGATTTACTAAGTGACATTCTTTTGTTTCCTCAAAGTATCTTTACCTTTTTTAAAAATATTTACAACTGCTCTTTTCTTCATAACCTTTGCTCTTTGTTCTGCAACAGTTAGTATCTGTATCTTACGAGCAAAAGGTTTCTTAATCTTCATAACCTTTCTAACAGTTGCACGAGCATCAGCAGGTGTAGCAAATTTTATAGATACAGTATCTTTAGGGTTCTCATCTGTGTAAAGTCTGCGACCAGTTCCCTTTGGTTTCTTACCAGTACCTACTTTAGGATCAGCCATTACTTTCCAACTTTTTTCATAGCTTTCTTATGACTAGCTGTAAACGACATTCCTGCCATCATATCTTTTTTCATACTAGACATATGTTTTGCAGTATGATGTTTGGCATGACGTTTGAGTGCAGCCTTCTGTCTATCAGTAAGTGCCTTCTTCATCTGTATCCTCCACCTTTTGCTTTGTATTGTTTAGCCAACATCTGTGCTTTTCTTGCAGACCATTGACCTGCTTTGCCACCTTTTGTTCCTGCTTTTATCCTTTGGAATAAAGCCTTTCTCATTGTTGGCTTGGTATAGTTACCTGCCTCATTGACTCGTGACTTTGCCATTACTTCTTTTTCTTTTTAGAAGCCATAATTTTTTTCTGTAAAGAAGCAGGTAATGTTTTCTGCTTTTTGGTAAGTCCACCATTTGTTTTCTTCATTGGTTTCTTTTTTCCATACATAGCTTTCTCCTTTTCTAGTTGGTTAAGTTTATCCTTTAGACTTCTTTTTGGCTTTATTTCGTTTACTAATAGCTCTAGCTTTTGCTCGAGCATCTGCTTTAGACGAAGCACCCCATGCACGAAGCGATAATAATAAACGAGTAGGTTTTCCTTTAGCATCTCTCTCTGGTCCTTTCATATTACCCATACGAGCAAGAAAACTTGCACGTCTAGGATTATCTCCTGATTTAACTGGAGGCTTTAATGTGCCACCTTTATAAGAAGCACGACCTTTAGCATTTAAACCACCTTTAGGATTCTTACCTTCTTTGCGTGTCCATGCAGGTGTTTTAGCCATCAGCTACCTCAGTTGTATAACTTTTAGTAATTCCATTTTTATCAACAAACTCAAATGTTTCATCTCCTCTTAATCTAGCATCAGCAAATGCTTGTTGAAAAGGTGTCTTAACATTTTCAGGTTCTTCTGTTAATGTTGCTGCTTCTGCTGAAGGAATAATAGTTTTCATAAAAGATTCAAACATACTTGCTCTTTTATTATCCATAGGACCATTTGGAATATAAGCAGAAAAATTTTCAGGTCTTGGAGTCGGCACTTCAGGAATAGACTGTTCTGCATATTTAACTGGCATTACTGTGTCATCTTCTAAATAAGGTTCAGCTTTTACCTTAGGAATAAAAAAATCAATTTTAATTTTATCTTCTTCAGGTCTGTCTTCTCCAATAAACCAACCACCTAATGTTCTTGCTATAGGGTGTGCTATAGCTTTTAACATAGAACGATTTGGCTTGGCTAAATTTTTATCTATTGATTTAAGTGTCATGTATAACTGCCCATCAACAGCAGAAGTATCATAACCTCTTTCTTTGGCATCTTGATATATCTCAGGAAGTATACTTTCAAAATATTCTTGATTGTTCTTAAAATCATATTTGTCATAGATTCTATAACCTTCGACACCATTTTCATTTACTTCTTTAACTGTAAACCTTCCAAGAATATATTTCAAACTTGCAGCAGCTTCATTAGCATCTTCTTGCATACGAAAAAGATTACCAACTTGCCCAAAACTATTCAACATAGAATAACTTGTAACACCAGTATTATAATAATCTTCTAATTGATTTGCAAAGTCTGTACCTTTAGCTTCAGCTAATCTTTTATCTTTCTCAGAATAATGATTTAACATTCTTCTTAAGAACTCTACAGTTTCTTCAGGTAACCCATCAGGTGTCAGTATATCCATTGAGTCAGCACCAAAGTAAGTAATGATAGAATTAATTATCCCTCTACCTAATTGTTTACCTGCTTCTACTGTCATTATGTGCCACTTTCTCTGCCTTTTAACAAAGACTTAATTTTTTTCTTTGGTCTTGGCTTTGGACTTGTGTCTTTAAACAATCCAGTAATATCTCCATAGTTCATAATATAGTTTTTAAACTTTTCTGATCTTTCTTTTGGGTCTTCAATCTTTTCAATTTGTTTGGGAACTAATATAAACATAGCGTACCTTTCTGTATATTATTGTTTGTTGAGGTGGTGTTGCATAGGGGTAGTAGCAGTTTTTGGACCCCCCTACGTCAGGACAAGTCAATGCTAACATTTATACCTCCAGTCACTATACTCATAGACTTATCTACTGGTTTATATCCTGCCCTATCCAAGATGTCTTTAGCTGATTCTAGCTGAACATACTCACTCTTAGCGTTTGTTGCTAGGTCAAGCACCTTTCGAGAGGCTATCGTAGCATTTAGTCCAATACTTTCTCTAACTCTCTGTTGCATATATTCCTGTATATGTGGCAGTCTCAAAGTCTTACTGGCTGTCACTCTACCAGCATCACCTTTTGAGTAACCTGCGATAATACTAGCTTCTTTTATGCTACAGCCTTTTGCTACAATCGTATCAACAAGGAGCATCTGTTTCTTGGTTATACGTCTTTGTGTTAACATAAACACCCCCTTACCCCCTCTTTATGGAACACTATGTAAACACTTGTCAAGGGCATTTTATATATCCTTATTTATCAGACACTTATGTTCTTCCGAATCGAAGAACCAAGATTCTTACTTTTGAAAAAGCAAGACCAAAACTTTTATCAGATCGCTACACAAACATTTATGGACATTTCAAGCAGTGCTTCACACACCTTTATGATTTTATCAGGTTTGATGAACTATTACAGAACGAAAAATGCCACCACTATGTCGCAATAATTACGCTCCTCACGAACTTCGTTCTCATACGCTACATGATTGCTTCGTACATTTAACTGTTCGTTCAAGTAAAAAATAGCTCGGCTTATCGCCTCGACAAAGACGATTTTTTACTTGTGTCATTTTTCATTCTGTAAGAGTTGGAGTTCTTGAACATAATGGTGTGTTCGCTTGTATCTGTATATGGATACGAGGTTAACAAACGTTCTAACAAGGAGATAACTATGGAACTTATAAATATCGAAACTCAAGAAAAGATGGAAACATTAGTGCTTAACAAACTATCGTTTCTCAACACAGATACCTTCGACCCAGACGAGCAGTATCTTAACAAAGATGGAAAGATGAACCACCAATGGAACTTACATCACTTCATCAGAGTTGGTAAGATAATCTCAAACGAGTTATGGTCTATCAAGAATCAAGTAACTAAGATGGAGTCAACTCACAAAAATATCATAGATGGTGCTGTCAATGGAGAGAATACAGACAGACTTCAGTCTAGAATCAGAAGAGATGAGGACAGACTGGATAACAGTATAGCAACACTCAACTTTGCACTAGCAGAATACACAATGATATTCGAAGACGAGTTTGCAAGAGAAGCACTTGATAAGGTATCTGTTGCAACTGACAAGATACACATGAAGATGTATAAGCTATACAAAGATGGACTAGACAAGAAAGAGATGTCCAAAGCAGACGCTTACAATGCACTATGCAGGATTCGTGTCATGGTACTTAAAGTTGACGCTATGTCTAATTGGTACAGCAACGAGTTAGATAAAAGAATCAATGGTTATCAAACACCAACAGCTACCAAGCCATCAAAGTTAGTAGCTAAAATATCTAACAAGTAACAACCAACGAGGACAGTCGAGAGGCTGTCCTCAATACCATTTCTTATTCTGTGAGAGGTGGCAATTATATAGTGTACTAGCTCAACTTTTTATTAGCAACCAATAATGAATTAGATTATAGGAGATAAATTATGATTCATATTATAGCTTTAATATGCAGTAACATTGTGACATTGCTCTCAATATATACTGCACTACAGTATGCAGGAGATGTTTATGTACTATTTCACATGAGCATATTTGCATTTGGTGTACTAGGTACTATCCTATCTAGTGTAAGATTGTTAAATGAAATCAACATATGGAGGATCAAATGAATCACATACAAACAATCAATCAACTCAAAGAAAGAATAGATGACTATGATTTCGATATCAAAACATTGCCTATGTGCGGCTATCAAGATCGCATGAACTACACATATGATGACATGATAGAATGTAATGACAGAGTGATGATCGTCAAGACCGAAGACAATCAGTATCTTGGCAATCACTCACCTGCTTATCGACCAGTCAAGAATAAAGATATCATACAACCAATATGGGATATGATGAAGCGACAATCAAATGACATTGTGCCAAACATACAAGTGCTACAAAGTGGACAGATGATGTTAGCAACCTTCACTTGTCGTGACATAACAATACAAGACCCACAGCTTAACAGTTACATTGCATTTCGTGTAACAGTTCGTAATTCTTACAATGGTGTCTGGTCAGTTATGATTACAGCAGATGGCTTCAGATTGTGGTGTAAGAATGGCTGTACTACTGCTGATAAGATTGCAAACTATACACAGAAACATAATGGTAAGTTTTATTATAACTTCGATCATATCGAACATCTTGTTCAGGAGTTCAAAGGTAATGAACAGCGCTATCGTGAATGGTATAACACACCAGTCACATCACATGACGTGGAGTCAATGTTCAATAAACTAGCATACACACCAAGACCAACAGTTGATGGTAAGTATCGTAATGAAACACAGTATCAAAAGTTAATGCAACATTGGGGTGACTATCAACATAACATTGGCAACAACAAATGGGCATTGTACAATGCAGTAACACATTGGATATCACACCCAGTTGATGTCAAAAATAAACACAAAACTACTGTTGAAAGAAATAGTAAGTTGCTATCATATATGAACAGACCAAACTCAATGTTCAATATGAAAGGAAGTTACGGAACAATCTAATAATATGGAGGTTAACAATGACAATATTAGGTTTCAGAAAACAAGAAATATCTACTTGTAGATCAATCGCAAGTATTGCTACACCACCTGAGTATAGGCTTATCTATACTCACATGGCAGCACTTGGCGTAGATCGTAGTGGACTCAACGAAGAATCATGGGTCAACAAGATGACTGCCATGACTATCAAAGTACATGAAAGACAATACCAAGACAAGCAAGCTAGTAGTATTATCGAGAATGTATTACTTGATAGTCAGATCAAACATATGAACTTCAAATGAAGAACACAGTAAAGTATCAATACAAATCTATTGTAGAAAGATTAGTGTTCCTGCGTAGAATAAGAAAACTATCGCAGGAACAAATAGCTTTGGATATTGGTGTAGATACAAAACTGTTTGGAGAATGGGAACGTATGGTGCGTGAGCCTAGACTCTTTAACCTGCTATGTTGGTGTGAAGCATTGCAGGTATACTTAACTATCACAGCAACAGATGAGGAGTTTTAAATGGATAGTGTAATCAAAATGGTTAGAGAAAAAGCAGACGAAGCAAATCTTTGTGGCAAACTAACGTCATTGTATCAAGTATTAAATGACGTACAAGCAAGAATCTCAGAACTAGAAAAACAAATACCTGAAGGTTTTTGGGATAATGACAAGCAAGAGTAAGCGTAAAGGTAACTACCATGAGAACTGGTTTGTTAAGTTATTCAACTCATGGAAGTTACCTGCTAAAAAAGTACCACTATCAGGTAGTCTTGGTGGTGAACATACTGGTGATATAAAATTAGTCATCAACAATATAGAGTATGTGGTCGAAATAAAATACAGAGCAGTAGACAAATTCCCTAGCGTTTTCAAAGTGTTACAGGGCAAAGATATTGCTATGTATAAACGTAAGACTGGTGATCCAAGATGGGTTGCTATAATCCCTGACAAAATATTTAAGGAGATAATTAAATGAAATGTGTCATATGTAGTAATAAAATAGAGCCACAATACAATGCCAAAGGTGAAGTGATTTGGAAAGAAGGACACAACCCTGAACCTATAACTTCACATGGCAGGTGTTGTGATAAGTGTAATAGTGGTATAGTTATACCTGCAAGGATAGCTGATATATATGTAAAGGAGAGGAAAGATGACTAATCTACAAAACAATGTATACCTTGAATACGAACAAAAAGTAGCAGAGATCAAAGGACTTGAAGATAAGATCAGCGAGTCTGAAAATGTGGCTGAAGTCAAAAGGTTTGTTAACTACAATCTAAAACCAAA